AATGAGATGATTAAACTAGTTACGTTAGGGATTCCTGAGTAATTTATATTATAAACTACTCATCTATTCAGAGTTTTAGCCGAAACGTAGTATAATATGAACGTATAGCCTTGGGCTATATACAATGATTGCTAATAGGAAGGTCGGAGGTGGCTTAGACCAACCTTTCTGTCGGTAATTTGGAACGAAATTACTTACAGTAAGGGAGGGTATATAATGGCAGACCAAACGATGGAACGGATCGAGAAGCAGTTAGAGGGTAATAGTCTTGCGTTGTCCGCTGTCGCCGAGGTTTTGGCGAAGATGGACGGACGATTGTCTAGAGACGAAGAGTTCCTTCTAGCTAAGCAGGAGCAAGAAGAGGCTGCTGCTGACAGAAGCTCTTTGATTAAGGAGATTGCTTCAGAGGTCGCTGGCATTTTAAAGGACGGGGATGCGGGTTTGGATGTGGATGGTGAGAAGGTACGTCCCGCTGCTAAGACAGGCAAGAGTGGTGCGGATGATTCTGAGAAACCAGCCCCCATCAAGACCAATATTTCTGACCAGCAAGCTACCATTCAGGCTATGGTAAAAGCATTTATGAAGGCAGAGGAAGATGACAAGGCAGAAGAGTATCCCGTTGATGAGAAGAAGGGCGGGATGCGATATAAAGCAGAGGATAGCGAGGAAGAGGATGAAGAGGACGTGTCTAAAGAAGGGAATGGAGAGGCCGATGAGGAAGATGAGGAGGTGGAGAAGGTACACGAGGAGGATGACGAGGACGACGCAGAGAAGTCTTTGGCTAAGCAGCTTGATGCTTTGAAGAAACAGGTTGCTGCGTATGAGGCTAACATGTCGAAGTCCATTAAAGGTGAAACTGAATCAAGGCTTCGGAAGATGGGCTTCCGTGAGGACAACGGTCTACAGCGTCCCACACAGACTAACCCATTAGGGGTTGACGGAACGACTCCCATTAAGAAGCAAGCGGCTCAGGGCGATATGATTGACCAGTTGACCACCTTGTCCTACAAGGAACTACGTGACTTACAGGTCAACATTGAAAAGGGTAATACAGAAGGATTGCCCCGTGAACTTGTTGGCAGGTAGTCAGAAAACAAAGAATTAATTTAGGAGGAATGAGTAATGGCTAATCCATCTCTATCAGAATATTTGGCTCAGGCTCAACGCGGACTGTATCAAAGTGCATTTGGGAGTGATTTCTTAAAGAAAGATGCTTTCTCTGGAACCGCTTTCACTGTGGATACCACAGGTTCGTCTGGTATTTTTGATGCGACGTATGGGCGCAAGGTTTGGCAAGCGTTGAATAACCAGACTCGTTTCTTCAACGCTGTTCCCAGGGTTGTCTGGGGCAACACGGCTGGTTGGCGTGTTAGGACTGACAGAGGTTCGGGGCGTTCCCGACCTGTGACAGAGACCGGTACGCTTCCTCCCGTGGACATTTCTAGCATCGAGACGGTATCGAGCTTGCCTCGTATCGTTTCCACGACCTTCGGCGCTTCCGTGAAGTCAGTCTTCGCAGCGCAGTTGGAAGGTGGTGTTGGGGATGTGCTGGCGTTGGAGAATGAGAACGCACAGCTTGACCATGTTAAGGAAATTAACGAGGAACTTCTTGCAGGTTCCGCATATCTATGCTCAGGTGGAAGCACTACAACTTTCAATGTACCTGCAGCAATTGCAAAACATTTTAAGGTCGGAGACAAAGTTACCGGAAATATCAGCGGCTCGCAGGCTAATACTGCTGGCTTCGCAGTTACTGGAGTGAACACATCTACTGGTGTGGTTACTATAGATGTTGCTACTGCTTTCGCAAACGGAGACTCCGCATCTATTTATAGTAGGGCTGGTCTTACTTCAATTGACGACATCGTTGCCGAAGACGGCATGGTTGTCGGTGGTGTCTCAGGCGGGTCGGAGGTTAGGGCTTATGACCTAACTCTTTCTGATAGGGTAGCTGGTCAGTGGAATGCTGGCGCTAGTGTATCATATAACAGTGGTACGAGCAGGTCGCTGACCCTGACCCTCCTCGACACCGCTATTCAGAAGATTAGGGAGAACGGTGGTGAGCCTAAGCTTATCTTGCTAGGCCATGACCAGTACTTCAATTTGGAGCGATTGCTTAGCTCCAATCAGCGGTACATGGGACAGGAGGAGTATCAGGTGGGTGTGGGCTCCGAGCGTACATTCCCAGGCACTCGTACTGGACTTGTGTTGGCTACCTACCAGGGTATCCCGATTCTACCTGACGCTGATGTTCCGAAGTCCGTTGCTACCAACGATGCTGTGTTAGGTACGAACGTTTACGTTCTAGACACAGATTACTTGGAGATTGCAGTGGCTCAACCTACTCAGTACGTAGAGAACCGTGACTACTTCGCAGCTAATGCGCTAGTGGTTCGTGGCTTGCTTTACACCATGGCTGAGATGCGTTGTAAGAACATCTTTGTTCAGGCCAAGATTGCAGACTTGGCCGCAAGCTAGTAGACATTTGGTTGGGGGGGTGTAGAGGTTTTTCTACGCCCCCTCAATCACTTGTATTAAAAAGGGGGGTTCGATGGAATCAGAGACTGACATGCCTATTCCTAAGGATGAAGAGATTATCTGGCCTAGAGGTCGTCAGCCAAAGAAATTGATTCCAAAATTTGGGTCTAATCGTCCCCCTGCAGCAATACCTGGACGGAAGAAAAATAAACATGACACCTACCAGAATGAGTAAACCCACAAGAATTTCCACTGCAGAGACAATTGATCTAGCGATTTATATGGAAAGGCTAGATACTTATATCGCTACACAAAGTAAGTTGAATGAAACCCTATGCAACAGATTGGAACGGGTAGATGAAGACCTTGACCAATTAAAAGAATGGCGTGGTAAAATGTATGGGGCGAAGGCGTTCCTTTTGATTTCAGGTATTTTATTTGCTCATGCTGCTGTAGTCATGGCTTCAGTGGTCGCTCTGATAGAAGTACTTAGAGACTAGGAGTTTACATATGGCTAATGAACGACATACAGATGTACGGGAATGGGAGATAGATTTTTCAACCAGACAATCTGCTCTGCCGTACACAAAATATTTTCCTTTTAGACAGGCATTATCTACTACAGCCTCTACGCTTTTAACGGTTGGGCAAGGTGAAATAGCAGTAAACTGGGTCACTAATCCCAGAATTGAGGCTGCAGACATTACAATGTTTACCTTAACTGGTTCAGCCATTTCTAGAAGTACGGCTCAGCAAACTTTGGGGGCCGCATCTCTTTTAGTTAATCCAGCAAACTCTGCTGCTGGAGAGGGTGTTTATTGGACATCCCCCACAATTCCTTTTGCTATCGAGGCACAACATTTAACTGTTCAGGTAGAGCATAGGGGAGCATCTGCTGCAAGCGCGGTTAAGCTAGAAATTAGAAACGCGGCAGGAACGACAGTTCTAGCAACCTCTGGAAGTTCTAACTTAGCAACTTCATGGACTCGTATTACCGCAAGCTACACAATTCCCGCAAGCACGGCTGCGGCAGCTTACAGATTGTATGTAACTACGCAAACGCAACATAACATTAATTTCTATCTAGACAAGATTATGTTTGAAGTACGAGAAGATACTACAGCCGTATCTACTTATGTAGATGGTGATAGTGGAATCAACTATGAATGGACGGGAACAGCTAATGCATCTACGTCTAGGAAACGGGCTGGAATGGTATACGTTAGGGGTATCACTATTAAGAATGAATCAGGTACTTCAGCAGAAATTGTCTATATGGCCTTTGACACTACGGCAACATCAACAACTGGTGTTCCAGTATTAGCTGGGGGTACATTTGAAAACACATGGCCCCTTGGTTTTAAAGACAAGGTTTCTTTACTTTCTGCTTCAGGAACCCCGACGGTTAGTGGGGTAGTGTGGGGAGTGTAATATGACAACAATTACTACCTCGATTGGGAATATTCCTTCTCCTAGTAACTGGGCAATAGTAAATGAAGATATGTATCAAACAATAACTGAAGATACTAGTCTTACTATTATTGAAAAACAGTCTGGAAGAACTACAGTTGAGGATATTTCTGACGCATTAGATGAATATGGACGTTTATATAAGGCTGGGATAGCTTCCCAGGCAGAAATTCTTACCTTATCTAGGGCTTTTCCTGATAATCCAACATATACAAAAGCTATTCAGAAGCTTGACGGCGAACCGACAGTAATCGGTGGCCCCGCTTCTATCGAACTAATTGATAGGGAAGGTCATTTGATTACTACAAACGCACTAAAAAAAGCTTTTGACAAGTATATGGCTAACTTTCGTACCCGTAATACAATGGTTTTGCATTCTGATGTCCAAGTTGGATGGGCGTTACCTGCATATATTAGTAAGGGCGGGCAAATCTTTAAGTCTGGGGTAGACGATAAGGGTTTGTTTTTTATCACGGAACTACGTAAGGACACTAAGATTGCAGAGAAAGTACTTGACCAGATTAATGAAGGTAAGTTAAAGTCATATTCGATAGCTGGGTCAGCAACTAAAACTCAGAACATGCAGAAAGGGTTGATGCCGTACATGCAAGTTGATGAGATGGAATTAGCTGAGGTAACGGTTTGCGAGAAGGGTGTGAATCAGGGAGCGACTTTTGGTATTCTTAAAGCTGAGGATGCCGCAACGAGGACATGTACCGATGGAAGCTGCTTGATTGACGAGGAACATACGCACAATAGTTCCGGGTTCATGCCGTTAGAACTCCTCCTTACGGATGATGGAGAGATAAGTTTTATGGATACCTTACAAAATTGGATGATTAAAGAAGACCCACTAACGTCTGGGGATGTTTTAGTTGCTCTCAATAATTTTGCGGGAAGGGACGCGGAGCATCACAGACTCCTAAGGGAACAAGGGTGGCCTTCCGAGCGACCACCGGAAGATATGAGATATACCCCAGTCTCAGAAATAGAAACTGATGCTGATGGTGTTCCTATACGTATGAAACCTCCGTGGGTAGTGAACGAGGCGGGGGAACACTTAGGCCCAAGGCTGGATGGGGACTCACCGACCCCTCCACCATTACCAGTAACTTCTAATATCGTAACTGTTACTGCTTATGATGTTGGGAATCCGCAAGATTCAAAACAAGAAATAAAGAAAACTAATGAATTTTTCAATTGGATGATTAAAGAAGAGAAACCTCAGTGGTGTGAAGAACATAATCGTATGGAAGTTGGAAACCATAACCGAGTAGAATTAGATAAGAGCAATGGAAGTCCTCCTATGGGATGGTTCAAGATGCTAGAGGGTTGGATGGATACCACGTAAGAGAGGGAAGTGTGCGATGTTCAGAAAAATTCTTGCTTATTTCTTTCGGCCCAAAAGAAAACATGAGCGCAAGTTTATTTCACAAAGGGATTTAGAAACATATATGCGGATTGAAGGAATAGTCTATAGGGACTTATTCCCTGATTAGGAGAAAAGAATGATTGGAAAACTGAGACCTCAGATATTTTTAGCGATTTTAGTCCTAGGTGCCCTTGCTGCACTGGGTGCTACGCACGGGTTCCCAGAAATTGCGACAGGAACTATCGGTGGGATCATCGCCCTGGGTATGAAAGTGTTAGAAAATGAATAAAAACCTTGGGGAACTAAGATGGTAGAAGCATATACAGATGCAATAGATTGTGAATGTTTTCTTACAGGTGACGTTTGTGTCTGTGAGGAGGGATGTGAATGCGGCTGTCCTGAGTGCGTATGCCAGGATTGGGAAGAAGTGCAGAAACTTATGACGGGTGGTTGTGGGTGCGGGGGCAATTGTATGTGTAATCAAAGTATAGATGAGGAAAATGAAGGAGGTTTGGAATGAATCCAATGAAAATTTTTAGCTTAGGAATGACGTTTTATAATCTTAATAAGGGGTTAGCGGATGATGGTAAGGTGGTTGTCGATGAAGGAATGGATGTATTAAAGGCTATCAGTACTGCCCTGAAAGATAATCGAGTAACTAATGAGGAGAAGAAGATTATCGTAAAGGAAATACGAGAGTTTTCTAAGGCCGCAATAGGGGCAATTGATAAACTAGTCATTCCAGATTAAGCATGCTAAAGGGGGAATAGGAATGGGTCTCGCAAATATCAAATTACCCATCGCTGTAATCGGAGTCATTGTAGCTCAGGCATTTGGAATAATTTGGTATGTCGCTCAACTAGACTCCACTGTAAGTAACAACACTATATCTATAGAAAGTATAGAAGTGTTTGACGACACGGAACTGTCGAAATCAATAGAAGATTTTGATAACCGTTTAGATGAAATTGAAAAACAACAAGCCATTATAGAAAACGAGATGCGTTCCATTATGGCTGACCACTCTAGCTTCAATGATATCTTGAAAGAATTAGGCAAGGAGGGTTACGGAGATACTAGAGAGTACGGGAATTACCAATAAATGTAGGGGGTCTTGGAATGAAATCCTACTTAGGAAATATCCCCAACCCAACGTTAAGGGATTTTCAAAGAAAGAAGCTATACCAAGCTGAGGAATCTTGCAGCTTCTGGAATGAAATACAGATACTTTCCTCCTTTAGAGTTAAGCATCTTGTGAAAAAGATTTCTCTTTGGTCTAATACCAACTTCCCTAAAATTTCCTATGCTAGACGTAAGCATGGGCCATTAG